ACGATGTCTTTGGGGAACAAACCAATCTCTTTATAAGTGTGGTTAATAACTACTGCTGGAATATCCTTAATTGTAAAGTGAGGAGTAACCATACGGAACAAGGACTTCATTTGTTTTGCCCTTGTCATATCAGCTACACTCTTTCCATCTAGTGCGTCATCTACTTCTTTCTTTGACGCTAAGTTACCAATGGAATCTACAATAATCATAACATGATCGCCACGTTCAATACCATTCAACTGTTGCATAAAGTCATGCTTCAATTGTTCAACATCAGTAATAGGAGTATGAACTACTCTGTCTGTATCAATACCAAATGTTTCAAAGTATGCCTGAGGTGCACCAAATTCTGAATCGTAAAAAAGAATAACGCCATCATCATATTTGTTTAGATAGGACTTAGCCAACAACATAGCAAACGCTGTTTTAAAGTGTTTACTAGGGCCTGCGAATACTGTTAGTCCGGGAGTTAATCCACCGTCTAACCTACCGCTTAGTGCCACGTTTAACGCAGGCACTGAAGTCTGAATTAAATCCTTTTTGCCAAAGAATTTAGAGTTCGTTAACTGCGACGTTTCCTTAATCGTCGAGTTTTTTTGTAGCTTGTCTAGTAAGCTCATAATTACACCTCCTAATAGTGTTTTGTTCAAGTGCAGTTTCTAATATATTATATGTATTGTAACACATACTTGCCATGTGTGTCAAGTCCTTAGGGAAACAAGTTCCCCCAAAACCAGGCATTCCATCAGGACCTGGTGCCTGCCAATGAGTACCACCCGTCCAAGGATCAAGTTGTAATAGTGTTCCTATTTCTTTGTAGTCAATTTCCATGCGATCACACATTTCTTTGTATTCATTCGCAAGTGCTACCCTCATTGCTAGTGCTGAGTTTCTTGCTAACTTAAAAAAGCTAGCCTCCTTCGGTGTCAACATTGTTACAATTTTTAGCAAGTCAAACATTGAAACAAACTCGTACATTTTGTTCATATTATATGAAGCACCAACACAACCAATAATAAAGGGCAATGTGGTGCTATCTACATCTTCTTTCCAGGATCGTTCACGTAGAAACTCTGGCATGATGATTGCACCTTTAAACAAATCAACTTGATCGGGTCCTATAGTAGAGCGAATGATAATATCACCTGTGTTCTTTTCTTTATATTCATTGAACACCTGTTGTAATAGTGAAATGTCTAATTCTCTGCCTTTATTTGGTGTAGGTACACAAAGGAAAGTATAATCAAAATCCGTTTCCTCACATAGCATACCTAAGGCAGGATCTTGAATGAAAATATTTTCTTTACCTACAACCCTTTGTAGCAAGTACTCTGTTGCCTTTCCTACAAAACCATAACCTACAATTAAAAATCTCATGCGAATAAATCCTCCAATGATGCTTGTTCTTCTGTGTTCCAGCCTAATGACTGTACAATTGTGTCCATTGGCTCTAGGAATGCTTTGGAGAACATCAAGTCATAATCAACATACTTGTGAACGTCAAACTCTCGAGGCAATTTTGTTACAAATGCTATGGTGTTTTCTCTAATGATATTCGGTTCCTTTAGATATAAAAATTTAATCTTGTCCCCTTCTTGTATCTCCTCATATTTAGAAGTTACATTTTTCTGAGCAAGATGATAATTATATAGTAGAGCACCTCGAACGTGCATCGGTGTGCCCTTAGAATAAATATCAGATACGCTACGATACTTTGCTAAGTTGTTACACCCACGTGGAAATGCTATCTCCTCGGGAGTTAAAGTATTAAAATGATTCTTAGCGTTCTCAATAAAACTCTGTACTGTCTTTTCGTCTGAGTTCAAGCACAACCTAACTGCCTCTTTCAAACTATCTCGAACAGGAGCAGGAGTAGATGAGCGAACAATCTCAAGTCCCATAACCTTCAAGTCGGGTGGGTCATACCTAACACCCTCGTTGTCGTAAACATTCATAGCGTATCGCTTCTTCGCAATCCAAACACACTTGTCTGCAATTGCCTCACGTTTAAAGAATATCTTTTGTTCGAAGGCATTTGTATACTTAGCAAGTTTATCCATTGCCTTAGCGATACAAGGTTCAATCTGATCTGTACCAACTTTATCTAGAATGTCTACAATTTTATCTTTAGGCTTATCTGCATAATACATCTCAACCAATTTGTTTAGAGTAATGTAACAGGAGTCTGTATCAGAATAAAAACTGTATGTCACTTCGCCATTAGTACCACACACCTTGTTCAAGAACACGTCTAGTGCCTTAGCAGTGTCCTGAATAATGTATTGTCCGGATAATGTAATACCTTCTGCAATCCTATCATCATAGTATCTAAAGTATTCGTTAGCCATGGCACCATAAAGACTGTTTAACTGAATCTTTCTAGCCATCTGAAAATTATTGTATTTAGCAATCTCTGCTTTGTAAACATCTGCACCTGTGTCTTGATACTTCTGTTTTGCCTGAAGCATAAGTTTTTTATACTTTTGCCTATCATCAAAAAACTTCTGTACAATCTCAGGAAAGTATCCTTTTTTGTCTCGGGTAAAACAATACCCATTAGAAGCCATTGCGTAGTTTTTATCTTTGAGTTTGTCTAAGTCATATCCTTTAGTTAACAAGTCCTTAACCTGTACGTCAAATGTATAACCATCTACGATTGTCTCAGGAGACATATTGTACTGCATAATAATCGAAGGGTACAGTGACGTCGCATCAAAAGAGGCAACCCATTCATAAGAACCAGGAACAGGCTCTTGTACATAAGCACCAGCAATGTTCCTTGCTGGACGTTTGCCTCGAGAATTAATTACAACATTCTGATCGTGTAGGTGATTGTACAACAAACAGTCCCACAATTTTACAGGAGAGAATACGTCTTGGTAATTACACTTGGCATCGTATGCCATTGTCATACAAAGTTCAATCAACTTCATCTTGTTTTCTAATTCGTCTACAAGAACAGTATCAATAATATTATATTCAACAAATAAGTTCCAGTCATTCTCATAGAACTGTTGGAATGTATCGTGTGGATTTTCTAGTTTCTTATGACCTAGTTCTGTTTCTGCAATGAAGTCTAGTTTGTAGGATTCCCTAGTAATGTAAGTGAACTTCCTGTACAAGTCTAAGTAGTCTAATTGAGCCACACCTGTAATATCATATTTAGGAATCTCACGTCCAAAGGAATTAATAGTTTTCTTAGCAACTAACTGAAAGGGACTAAATGCTTTCTTCTGTTCGTCGCCTAGTGTACGTTCAACCCTAGCAACAAGATAAGGAATATCGAACATCTCACTATTCCAACCTGTAATTACATCAGGGCAATTAACTTGCCACCAATTTAAGAAGTTGTTAAGTAAGGCGCGTTCATCAGAACAGTTCACATAATCAACATTTAGATGTTCTGTATGCTCTGTAGGAGTATAGGAACCTGTGCCAAATGTTGTTATTGCTTTTGTTCTAGCATTTTGTAAGGTGATTAGAAGGACACGTTCAATAGGATTGTTTACATCTGGAAACCCATTCTCAGAAGTTGTCTCAATATCTATAGAATATATTTCAACATTTTCTGAATCCCATTCTACTGCGCCGGGATATTTTTCTGTGAGGTATTGATAACCCCACTGATCTTGTCCGAAGATAGGAAAGTTTGCTACGTCTTTGTAGCGATTAACAAACTCTGTTGCTTCCTTATTTGTATCGAACTTAATAGGAGAAACTGCTTCTCCAAACATACTTTTATATTCACTGGGCTTGTCAGACTTGACAAACATCGTAGGCTTAAAGTCGTGCCTTGCTGTAAAGCGTTGTCCATTTTTAACACCTCGGACAAGGATTTTGTTGCCGTAATGCTTGGCATAAGTGTAAAAGCTCATAGAGACTCCCATTCAAGTTAAACATATTATAATATAAGACTATGGAAAAGTCAAGAACTATTTTGCCAAAAACTCCTTAACAAGAGCCCTATTGGCTATATGTTTTTCGGCAATTAGTTCTTTAGATTGCCCTGTGTATTGGACAGCATGATGATCTCTAACAAGCATAGTGTTTAGACTGTTTTGTCTATCTTCAACCCTATCATATATGATGAAGTCCCCGAGAACTCTACCAAATTTCCCTGCCTTGTCTTTATGAGTTCGTAGGATAGCGCCATTGGACAGTGCTGCCTCGACATACTCCTTTGCCAATATTCCGTACTTTTTTTCAACGAGATCACGGGTTCTACTTTCCGGGGTGTCGACGCCGTATAGCCTAATCCTTTCATTACGGATCCATATACCGAATCCCAAGTCGATATCCACATCTACGGTATCTCCATCTACTACTCTTCGGATGTCACAATTATATTCGTACATGACTACCCCTTGAGTATTTTTTGTTCTTTAGTAATGATGCCTGCGTGTTTAGGCATATTGTGAATTCTTCGATATTCAGCCTCGAGCTCTTCTTCAGGATCATATACTGAGACAATATGAGAAGGCATCACAGGAACCTGCTTGTCCTTAGCGAAGGGTGCGTAAGGAGCTAGTCCAATACCAAATTCGTCAGGGTTATTTTCTTTTGGCATCATCATAATGAGAGCCGGTTTGTTCATTGTAATTAGCTTACTGCCATTGTATTCAACTTCACTGACATCACTAATAACATCTTCGCCTGAACTTAGCTTAATGATTTGTATATTAGACATAATTTATTCCTTAATAATATAATTAGTGGCTGAGGGGAGAGACCCCCCTCAACCGTTTTGTTACGAGTTATTTAATTTTAATTTCCTGAGGTTTTTTCTCATCAGGAATAACTCTTTGTAGTTCAATCACCAGCATCCCATTAGTAAACTCGCCACCTACTACCTTAACTTCTTCTGCCAAGGCAAAAGTTCTTGTAAAGTTTCTCGCACCAATGCCCTTGTGAAAGTATTCTTTCTCATCAGGACCCCTGTCCTGAATACCTTGGATAACTAGTTTGTTACCTTTAGGAACAAGATTGACATTAAATTCTTCTTTACGGAAACCGGCTGCTGCGATTTCAATTGAGAACTTGTCTTCTTCTGGGTGGTTAATAATGTTGTAGGGAGGATAGTTATTAGCAATCTCTGAAACGTTCTT